AAAAAAAACATTTCCATCATTTCTCATCATTTCATTAAACCAATCGTTAGTAGCCAAAGGGTGCTGATTCCGGTCATGAATAAGATATTGCTCCGGTCTTTTATATACTTTCTTTTCATTTTTGTTAGCCCAGGTTTTACCTGTTTTTTCTCCAACCATGACTTTACCAACAAATTGAAAATGAGCATAAGGGCCTGAATAACGCAAGCATTCAGCAGTAGCTTCACGACTATCATTCATGATGCCTTCTGCCATCGGAACATAAGGCTCACACATATCACCTATAGTCTTATGAGCAAATTTTAATGTGTCATCATCAATTAAGTCATCAAAGGGATTTTTGATGTTGGTTTTAATATCAAACTTAAACACGATCGCCTTGTACTTTCGTATGTGGTAATAAATCATTATCACCGACATAGTCGACAATAAATGAATCATCATACTTAACAAGCAAATCACTGCTTCTTTGCCCGGGTTCGTATTCGCTTATTTCGTCCTCGACCGTCCCTAAAACAATAATGTCATTGATTTTGACATTTACTTTTTCAGGGATTCTTACGATACAGACTTTAACAGTTTTACTATCATTACCAATTATTCGTTGTTCTGTTTTAGAGACGAAACTACACTTTGAATATTCCAGAATTTGATAACTGATTTCACCATTTGCGTTTTCTAGGCGCTTATAATGAGTTATTGTTTTATCCCACCATACCGGAAAATCAACCATATAACCCCACATACAAAGCTCTAACACCATTGATAACAATATCTGATAAATAAGTGTTGATAATTCTGCTTACTTCTTTTCTGATTGAATCAACATCATATCTCTTATATGTAATACTCACTCCATCATTGGAAGCCGAAGTTATCTGATTGTTCTTGTCTAAGGCATCTGACATTGAATAGAATTCAATCAACTCAAACATACACATTTCGAGTTTCTTATTATCAGCTTCTGGCAATGCAACATCATTAAATCTGTTAAAACTTACATTATTGACTTGTTGTCTCGCCTTAAATTCATAACGAGTAAAGGCGGCAAGGTTAAGCTCACCGCCTAAATTCAAATAATCAGTGTGAGTTAGATACATAATCTGCCTCTTAACTACTACGGTTCAATCGGAGTAGTACCTGTTTGGGGATTGACACTGGCAAAGGGGAATCTAACCGCAGGGTCCGGTTCTAAGATATTAATAGGATTCGGTAGTTCCCAACCCAATCTCATAACAAACCGCAAGGCAATCATGTCTTGTTGTGCTAGATTGTAAACGATATCGTTAGTTGACGGGTCCTGAATTACAGCTTCTGTCAGCTTTTTAACAGTAACGTCTTTACGAATTGCATAAACAGCTTGCTTCATATCACCGACGATCAATTGCGATTTTGTCTTATCCCATGCACCATTATCCACGAATGATTTCGGCAATGAATCAATATCAGTTCCTTTGATAGGTTGACCGGTTGTATCTAACATCATACGGAATTTTCCTTTTAATTCAACACCGCCAACTACACCGGACGGATTAAATCCACTAGATTCTACAGCTACCATTGCATCATTAATGGCTTCATAGAGTGTACCGGTTTGGTCGACTTTTGAAGTTGCCGGGATACTATCAATCAGACTATCTCTAAACCCGGTCGGACGATCTACTCCTGTAAATATTGCATCGTCAATCTTTCTGTGAAATGCTTCAATAACTCTGGGTTGAACACTTGCCCAGATGTCATAGTCGGCATCTTCCAAAGCGGATTCTGCTATAGGCACAATAACGGCTAACTCACAAGCATTAATAAATTTCTTGTCCCAAGCCTGATTTGTAGTCTGTTTAAATCCGGTATCGCCATCAACCCAATATGCTAAGGGTAATTGATCTAAAACCCTTAATTTGGTCTTGTCACTCGTCATATTGGGTAAGCGAGTGAACATTTTTAATACTGCTGAATCTTTAACAACACCTTCAATTATTCCTGAAGCTATCTGTGTTTCGATTAGTGATTCAACATCACTTCTTAAAATTGCTGTCATTATTCTTCCTCTCCTCGGATATAAGCATTTATCCGATCATTATCATCTTTCGGTTCTGAGGAAGCTCCTGTTTTTAGAGTTGGTCCGGTATTGACCTTAACAGTCTTCTTCTCACCGAAATATTGCGGGTTTTCTTCTTTAAACTTCGCAGCCGCAGTGTCGAAGTCATTTGTATTCGTCACCAAAGAATTGATTTCTCCGGCAACAAATTTCAAAAATTCGGGTTTACATAAGTAATCTTTTCCGGATAGTTTACTAACAACTTGTTGACTAGCTATTTCTTTATTCGCTTTTGCTAATGCAGATTCTAATTCAACAATTTTTTTGCTGTTTTCTTCTAATGTCTTGCTACTTGAAAACTCCCATTTTGCTTTTGCGGTTTCTACTGCTTTTCCTATACGACGATCAAGTTCTACTTTATAGGTTTCATCCAGCATAACCTCATCAAAAGTTAATGCATCACCATCTTTTGCCATCTGTAATTTACCTCCAATCAGACGTTTTCCGTTGATGATTTTTTCGTCCCAATGCGTCCTCCATACGTTCTCCATTCGTTTTCCATACGTTCTCCATGTGTATTTTTAGGCCACATTTCTACCGTATTTACACCGCGCTTCTACCGTATTTACGCCACACTGTACAACGGAATTTATATATTAAAAAACCGACTTGTGTCGATTGATTAATCTATTTAAAAGCACCATACAGGGCTTATCTTTTACTGTTTTTCTTCTTGTTCTTTGGGTATTGTTTTTTCTTTATTTGTAACAAGATCCGGTGGATAGTCGTCATCAATATCCCATTTTTCTCCTATTGTTAGGGGTACATCTTTTTTCGTTTCGTCACTCATTCGTCACCACCTCTAAAGTTAATATATCTTTTTTTCTTTCTACCACATTATACTTTAATTTCCTGTTTAAAAGAAGCTCTTTTTCATTTCCCAGGGAACCATTTTTACCTATATATATCGACCTCGTGCCTTTGGGAACCAAAATCATTAACATTAGTGCACTTTGCCTGTCTTCCATGTACTGTTTTGCTACCGCCATATCAAGAGATGTAGATGGAAAGTGGTTTATTATTATGGTGTCGCCAATTTCTAGGTTTTCATATCTAGTTGCATTTACTCCTCTGAATGTAACAACATCTTCTGTAAGTGTAAAGTTCTCCATTGAAGATTCTATATCATCTGCCATTTTTTTTACATCCATTGTTTTGCCACCAATATAACTAACACTTTCTGGCCCTTTTTTATTCAAAAACGCAGTGATATGACTATAAGCAGTACAAGAGTATTCATCAAGTGCGTTCTTTTGTTCAAAATTAAGGTTAGAATAAACGTCATCACTTTGCTTCTGTAATTCCGCTATTCCACTCTTATCTAGAACTTTGTATTCCGGTTTCACTATTGTCTCTTCCAATTGTTGCGTCAGTTTTACTTGTATCTCCTTTTTTCGTTCTGCTAACGCCTCACTTAAACTTTGACCATCTTTAATGAAAACTCGTACACCTTTTATCGTTCGCCAAATCCCATCATTCTCAGCCATTTCTAAATGCCTCTTTCCCTCTCCGTAATCGTTCTTGCCTACTGTAGAATCCTGCCAATTCATTAACACTCTTATAATCCTTATTGAGTTGTTTCAACTTAGCATTAGCTTTTAACACCTCAACCGTATCACCTCTCATCAAATCAATAATATCTTTTTGAATTTTAATATCGGTTTCTATTTGATTCCTCTTTTGCGCTATTTCGTAAAGTGAGTAATGCTTACCATTAAAATCTAAACCTTTAGCATTTTTGTCTTTCATTTCCTGCAATTTCTCTTTACTGTATATAGGTTTACCAACTCCTAATATTACCGGTTTGGCTAAGTGTCGACAGTTCCACTTACCGATAGGCCTTTTTAGTCTAGTTTGTAAATCATCAAATTCTTTTTTGCTATATCTTCTACCTTGATATTCTTCGTGATCCGGAGCGCAATTTAAATGTGCTGATAACTCAATACCATCACACTTCAATTCTTCGCCTACTCGATTGTGCATTGATTGATTTACATTTCTGATTCCGTTTAACAAAGCCTGTCTTGCTGCACTATCAAGTCTTATTTTTCTGCCACTCTCATAATCAACGGTTCTTAATCCGCTTTGTGCTAATTCTTTTAACAAATCCCTATACGATGAGTTATAACCAGAGCCTGTTTTAGCCTCTTGGACAGCTCTATCTATCACTTCGTTATAAGTCTTGGCTAAGTCAGTATAATAGTATCTACCGCCGTGTTTTAGCATGTAACCGGTAGATTTAGACAGGTTGCGATATTCATCTTGAGTTAACTTTGCAATATCACTAACTAAGTTCTGCAATTCTTGGTTTTCAGTATAAGGAATAAATTTAACTCCTCTAGCTTGAAACAAATCTTTGTACTCAACATAGTTCAGTTTAGCAATATTATCAAATATCTTTTGAATATAACGATTAGATCGCCTGCTGACTTTAGCTAGATAATTTTTAATCATGGAAATATCACTCCCATATCTCAGCATTTTTTCAAGTTTGTATATATCTGCAACCCCTAAATTTCCGACATCTCTTAATCGTTCAGCCATTGTATCTAAGAATTTTTTGTTTACACTATCTAAACGTTCAATCAGAATTTCAATTAGATATTCAATGGTATCATCCGATAGCATTATCATTTTCCTTGTCTATCTCTTCGATTTTTTGTTTAGCTACTTCTTCTGTCTCTCCTCGACTTCTCATTCTGGCTTCGTATCTTGCTAATGTTCCGGCATTTAAATCTTTGCGATCATTCTCCGCTGCGCTTTCTTCATCCACAAAAATACTGTCATCGAATTTAATCGTAATGTCTTTATAACTTACCGGCATAGAACTAAATTTACCGGATATATAACATATCGCCTTAATTAGATCATACAAAGAACTTTCTAACGAAATTTCATGTTTCTTCTTCCTTCTAAACAACACCGAATTATTACTGGCTACCTCTTTTGCAGTTTTCATACCGGTTTCATCAAATCGATAGAAATTATCACCTAATCCACATTTTTCACTATAGAGTTTAAGATTAAAGTTTATATCCTTCACATATGAATCAACTCGCAAATCTGTAGAATCGGATTTAAGCATATTTTTCTCCGGGTCCATGTCATCCGGCATCACATATATCGGAATATCATCAGCATCAAATTTCAAATTCCCGGTTGAAGCATCGTAACTTAGAAACTTACCACTAACAAATATTCTTTTCTTCCCTAATCGAATCTCGTTGTCCAATCCGTCATAAGCATTATCAATAGACTTCATTATATCGACCGCTTGAGCATAGTATGGTAATCCCCAGGGTGAGTCTGGAGCTATGTTGTTTACTCCTGCCGGCCTAACAAACACAAACCACGGTATATTCGATTCCGTATCAAATGTGTCAAGAGTGTCGCTGGCAACAATCTCTTTTAAATCGTTATTAAGCCTCTCAAAAACTCTATTCTCTATTTGATAATTCCCTTGATCATTGAATGTGTGGGCCGTAACATATACAAGCTTTTTACCTTTTTCGATTGTTTCGCTTAAAAATGCACATTCTGTTACGACTTGTCCCTTCCATGATATAGGGTATATGTTCATAGCCGGAACATAGTCTATTTTGATTTCTGAATCTTTATAATTCACATCGATAACTTCACCTTGTTCATTTAACTCAAATTCTATCCCTTTGGCAGCACACACAATCGCACCTGTTCCGGTAGATCCCGACATTTCTATTGATTGGTTGATTAGCACCCAAAAATCAAGTTTGTTCAATATATCTTGTAAGGCCTTATTGCTTGATTCGTTATCCACAGAAATAATAACTTTATCATTAAACAGAATATCTGCCCAATCCTCACAGCTTTTCTTTGCCATTTGAAGTGATTTTTTATCTCTCCACTTCCAACTGTTAGGACCGGAGTATAGTTTGTAACGATGAAATGAAGCCACTTTCCCCTCATACCAACTGCTCCACATCGAAAGATATGGTTTCCAGTTTTTTTGTGCATCAACATTGCATTTCATTTCTTTTAGCACATCTTCTAATTTCATTTCTTATCCTCCATATAGGAAATTTCTATTGATATAATCAGCAAACGGCCAGATTGAATACTCAAAGGCATCCAAACTGTCTATATCCGTTGTTCCATCATCTAATCTCTCATTATCTTGCTTATCATCCCAAACAGCATCTGCAAATGCTTCAACGATTACTTTACAGCTTTCGTGAATTTGCAAGATGTGTGTTGCTTGCATTCTCATAGTTATTATTATTCGATCTAGAATTGTACCTTTTTGACAATCCTCTATCATAACCGGTAGTTTGTTTCTTTTGCAAAAGTACTGTAATCCGTCTGTTATGATTTGCCCTAAAGCTCCATAGTCGGCAAAAACATATTTGACATTGTATCCTTGCTTAACTAACCTTAGGTAAAACTGATAAAACCTTTCATAAATACTATCGGGATCGTGAATGCCGGTCATTTCATCTTCATCTATAATAATTACCTTCTTATACCCCGGAGTAAAACCGGTTGCCACAAATTTCGTTTTTGATTTATTTGCTCCATAATCCAAACCAATTGAAACATACATAATAGAATCCTTTATTTTATCAATCAAAAATTCACTTTGATGATTAGCAAAGTAATCGTATATTAATCCCTCAGCTCTTACCCATTTCCCTTTGATAAACCGGTCGTGTAAAACCCCTGTATAGCTTTTTGAAATGAAATCTCTATACTCTTTTTCGATTGATGGATTATCATCCATATTGAAACTTAGGTGAGTTAACCCAAGTTCTTTTTGTTTTTGAAGAAACTCAGTATAAACAAAGTTTTTTATGCTGTCAGGATTTGTTGTCCCGACAAAACTAGCTCCGGGCGTTCTTAATGAAGCCATACACCTCAATAAAAAAGGCAAGTTCCAGAGCGTTATCTCATCTCCATAAATGAACTCGGCTGTAGTTCCTCTTATCTTTGTTTCTGCTGAAATATCATTACAGCCCTCTAAATCAATTCTAATACCACATAAATCAGCTTTCTTTTGATGAATACTGTATTTAAAATAATCAGTTCCAAATTGACTTTGGATAGGTAATAGAACATTTTTCTCCAGTGTTCCTAGAGTACGACCTATAAACATTACCAAACCTTTGTTTTGATAGTTCTGAGCAAGATGTTTGATAGCCTTATGATTCGCTATAAACGTTTTACCACTTGAGACACAACCATCAATAATAGTCATTCTTGATAATTCACTTTCAAAAAAATCACTTTGTTTTTGGCTTAGCATTCCCAGGTTCCTTTGCATATAAATCTCTTAGTTGTTCAAGTCTGTTTTCGTTCGACTGGCGTGTATTTCCGGTAAACTTATCAATGATGATTCCCATTGCAGTCGCTACTTGGCTAGGTGTGGATTTTTTCAATTTGACCGGGTCATTTAGGTCTTCCAGAGCAATATCAATAAACGATTTAACCAAATCCCTTTTGCTATCCATGTAGTCCAATATTTCTTGATTATTATTTTCCTTTTTTTGTTGTAACTTTCGGTAACTTTCCGGATTAGCTTTTATCACATTGCTAACCGTCGTTTTACTTATCTTATTCTTTCTGGCTGTTTCACTGTAATTACCATTATTGGCATAATCAGCTATTATCTTTTTCTTTTGTTTATCTGTTAATCTTTTCGCCACATCACCTCACCTCTCTTTTGGTATTTAAAAAGCCGACCATTATGATCAGCTTTGCTGCTTGTTAAGGGCAGAATTAACTGCCCAGGGGTACTACAACATTGAAAGAAATAGGAGAATCAACATCTTTGAAGTGCTTTATCTACACTTCTACGTTTATCATAGTACTACGGTTTTTAGGGTTAACCATTAACGTTTTTGCAAATTCCTGATAATTGTCATCTTTCTCTTATAAAACGCTTCTGTAGTTCCTTCCTCTTTACTTTTCCGATGCCAATATCTCCAAGTATGAGGTTTATCCGATGTGTATAAGTCCATAAACATTAACCGGTCGAATTCATTAAGTTTCAATAAGAGCGTATTCATTCTTTGAAAGTAAGTTTTGTAATAAAGATAATCTTCGCTATTCTCTATCTCGTCAATTTTAGCTAGGATTTCAGTGTATTTAGCTGTCGGGTCCTTAGCTGTGCCTTTGTCTTTATCAAGTAGCGGAGATGCACTCTTTATGCCCTCTAAAGCGGTTCTGTAACCATCTATTTGATTTTTGAGGTTCAAATACTTTCCTTCAAATCTCCTGTAGTTTCTTAATTCATTTTTAAACTCTTTTTCGTTGTTAATGTCCATAATACTCCTTACATAGTGGTTTTCTTAGCGATTAATTCTCTTGTTTCCCTGTTTGTATTATCCCTTGTTTTGTAAAATGGACATCCCTCACATTTAATATTCTTTAGTGCTCCACAGCGTTCTCTGCCGGTTGTTCTGTCGATTAAGTATGCAAAGCAATCGGCGTTTGCTTGCTTTTCGTTCATTCTTCTTCCACCTGTTGCAACTCAATGATATTAATTTCATATGACGACATTAACGCTTTAAATTTATAGAAGTCCATAATTCCCCTTTTCTATATTCTCATTGAAATGTGGATATTCTCTTCGCATGTTATATTCACCAACTATGTCAATAAGACTATCCTTCATGAATACCGGAATATGCAGTTCATCACAGCAATTAACTAAATTGTCAACCCATTCTTTCTTAGGTATTATTTTATCTTTGCGGTTTCCAGTTTCAGCACCAATGATAATCCAAATAGTAAAATCAGTATGAATGGCATTTAAATCAATACAATCATGTATTGGCTCAATAGATATAAAATCCATATCAGTTCCATAAGGCAACCCATGATTATTATTGGTTATGCTCTGTCCGAGGAATCCATATAAACATAGTCCATATTTATAAAACTTTTTTTCTGCTTCTAAATAACGTTTTGTTAGAAATAAATATACATTTTCTGGATTTCTATCCATCATTCTATATGTTGCTTTGCATGCTTCTACGCTCCAATCTGCAATATCACTCATCGAATTCATAAAGATAATCTTATTTTTCACCTTTTCTATTATCTCTAATCTTTCAGGGAAAAACTGCGGTTTTGAAAAATCATTAATCCACTTAAACCGATTATTTAGTTTTCGAGCATAGCAATATTCACAATTAAATGTACACCCGACTACCAGATTGATTGTTAAGTCGCACCATTCTATTTTCGTCTTATTCATTCATTTCCTCCTTTTCATCTTCACTCCCCTCCAAGTCATCTTCATAAATCAAAAATCGTACATCACCTTTCGTTGTTGCAATACCAACTGCGTTTCTAAAATAAGTCTTAAATTCGTCACACCAAGCACGGCGACTAGAATTAATATAGTAAAAGCCATATTTATCGCAATATTTTTCAAATTCTTTTCCATTAAGTCTTGGCGCTAGGTCTACATTGACTGATAGTGTGTATGTCTTTATCATTCTTCCATCACCTCCGCTTAGTCCCTATTCCTGAAAACGATATACAAAGAAAAAAGCACAGAAATTGACATAAAAACAAACTTAATTGCTTCTAATGTGTTATCACTCATCATCTACCACCTCTGCGTTGTCTAGTAGCCATTGAACACTAACTCCCTCTTGCTCTTCTAAAAACTCAAAATCACCTTCAAATATCTTCCATGAAATATCGAAGTTGAACCAATGTTTAATTTCTCCTTCTTCTTGTTTATAACACTCAATGTATGTTTCATTTAATTCTATTTTACAAATATTGTAGTTAGCCATTTTTTGCACCAATTCCTTTTCAAACCTCGTCAACTTTATTGGTTTTTCGCATTCACTTAGAAGCCATTTTTTAAAGCCATTTCCGTCATAACCTTGCTTGAAAAAATAATCGCTTACTGTCCCATAAGGTGTAGCTTCATTAACAAGACGTTCTATTACTTCTTCTCTGTCTATGTTTCTCATTTTTTCCATTCTCCATTTCTGTACTTAGCACCACAATATCTGCATCTCATCCCCATTCCCCATAGACTTATACTGTTCCCTTTAAACTCTTTTACGGCCATCATTTCGTGAAAATACCAATGTAATCCACATAAGAATCTGCGCCATTTTTTATAAATGATTTTCATTGTTGCTCCTTGCCGTAATAGAGTCCTAATCCATCAAAGCTCCAAACACAATAACCTCGTTGAAGACCTTCGCTAAATTGTTCAGCAGTTAAAATGTAGGTGATTTTCACAATTAAGGCGTTCCCTGTGAACTTGTCATCGTCCCATTCCCTCAAATAGACAATGTCACCAACTTTATAATCTCGGTCATTTTCCCTGATTTCAAATTTTTTGTTACCATCTACTAATTCATTAAAATATTCTGGCAACACTTTAATTTCATGAGTGGGTTTTATTATCATCTATTCTTCCTCCAGTATTTCTATACCTTTTCGGATAGTCAATTCGCTATCATCGAATTTGCAAATAATATCTTTAGATATTCCAACTTTTCGGATATATGAGCACTCATTGCCGTCATAAAAATACTCATTCCCATCAAACTTAATTAATTTTGGTTGCACTCCATCATTGATTGATTCTAATAGCTCTAGGTATGTTATCTTTTTCATTTCAAGTACTTCTCTACAATTTCTTCCATAGTAAGAGCTTCACCAAGCGCTTCTTTTGATGCCTCTCTTTGTTCATCAAAAGTGAATCTGTTTTCGGCGCGTTGCATAATTGCCGGATTGGAAAATGTCGTTTCAATTTCTTTCATCCCTATGCCCTCAACGAAAATAAACATAGCTTCTTCATTTTCTAATTGAGCTCGCCTTATTTCCATATCCTTTGGTAATTTATAAACTTGTTCATTGACATAACCAACAGGCATTTTGCTGATTAGTATTTTGTAACAGAGATCTTTGTGTTGATATCTGCAAAATTCTTTAATTTGTTCTGCTGTCATTTTTTTCCTTTCTAGAACGGTAAATCTTCCGTGTTAAATTCTTCGTTGCTGACTGAATAATCTTCTTCTGATGATGGCATACCGTAATTGTCGGGATAGTAGCCGACATCTTCTGCTCTGTTTTGATTGACTGATTTTGGCTCTAAAAATTCAATACTGTTTGCAACTACTTCTGTGATATAGACTTTACGTCCTTCATTCTCGTAATTGCATGTCTGTATATGCCCTTCAAC